GAAAAAAAAAGGGGCGATTCGAACGCCCCTTTTTAATTCCACCTTTATTCTTTGTTACTTATTGAGTAATCCTAATACCACTAATAGTGATATAAATCCAGCGAATCCTGCTTCACTTATAAGATTCACCAAACCGATTAGATTACCAACAATGTCCATACCTAAGAATCCCCCTACAAATATTAATTGTACAAGAACCCCAAGACCGATAATGTGAAGTAGAACTTCTTTTAACCCACTAACTGCTTCCATTATCATTGCCATAGTATTTTTCATTTTAGTTTCCCCTTTTTATTACTCTAACAAACCACATATTTCGTGGTCGTATAATAACTATAACCAATTCTAACAAAAATAAACGAGTATATAAATATATATCCCTATTTTTTAACATTTAACTATTTATTATTAGGTAAAAAACAGGCAAAATTATGGCAAAAGATTACGAAATATTCGAGGGTAAAACCCTATCAGATGTCTTCAAAGACATATATGATAATTCCAAAACCAATAAAACACAATTAGAAGTATTGATGAAAGAGGTGGTTGGATTTATTAAGGACGGAGATACAGCCGTTCAGATTATTCCTATGTTAAAAGAATACTTAGAAATCAATGTAAAGAACGACGAACAACTTGTTAAGTTGGCAACAATCGTTCAAAGAATTACAGCAGCTGAAAAACGAGTATCAGATTCAGGAGATGAGTTCGGTTTATCAGAAGCAGAAAAAGAACAATTGATGAACGCAATAGAATCGGATGTTCAAGAGTTACAAAACAAACAAGATGAAGTCTTGGAATCTATTAACAAAGGAAACTAATGGCATATAAGAGAACGAAGTCTTCTGGTGGCGGTCTTAAAGACGGATTCAGAAATGATGTAGTTACTACAAATGAATTGCAGTTGCATTTAAAACAACTTGCTAAAGATGTAGAGTTCTACGAGTTAGAACCATTTGAAGTAATGGATATATACAGACCAAATGCAGAAAATGGAATTAGTATTCCTGGAGTTGTGAAGGGTAGAAATGTAATTTCTGAACAAGGTGATAGACCTGATGAGATGAGTTTTTACTATCCACTAAATCCAAACATACTACAATATCCAGTTGTTGGTGATATATTAGTTGGTATGTCTTATAAAAGTAAAAGATATTACTTGGCAAGTTTACAA